TATGAATTGAAGGTAAGTCCTTTGGACTTGCTTGCATTGTCTCCCCGCATGCTGTTCACACTTCAAAAGGTGGTGGAAGGTCGCCACAAACAGTCCAACCGCCGCCGGTAGAATTGAAGAATAGGCTTGGGGGTTTTGGTGCTGGAATTGAAGGTAGGTGCTGGGCGTACTGTTGACAGGGATGCTGTCAGACAGCTCAACGCCTACCTGAAGGGTTTGGACAAAGATGTCCAGTCCACCACCAAGAAGGCTATTAAGTCTGAGATTGGTTCTGTGGCTGTTCAGATGCAGGGGTGGATCAACAGCCAGGACCCCATGCCCCCAATGTCTGGAATGGGGAAGACCAGCACACAGTGGGGATGGTCTGGCGCTGTTGTCAAACCGTCTCTGAGACTGTCTGCTGGTGCTGGGAAACCAGTGGCTCAGATTACTGGGAACGGTGGCAAAGCTGGCATGAAAAGACTGTTTGCTCTGGTGGAGCGGGCTGGTACTAGGACCCCTGGTGGTTTTGATGAAGCGGGAGCTCAGATGCTCTATGTTCTGGATGACCGCTACCCAGTGGCAGGTAATGCGGGTGGCCGTCTGCTCTGGACTACCTGGCTGGAATACAGGCCAGACTTAGTGGACTCTGTTGAGCGTGGCTTAAACATTCTGGCCACCATGTATAACCGCAGAGGTATTAGGGGGCTGTTCCGCCGTGGCTAGAAGAAGCACTGCTGTCACTATTCCAATTAGCTACCTTACTAATAATAAGGCACTGAAGCGGTCTGGTTCCCTGTTCGGCAAATTTAGCCGTGGCGTTGGAAGAAGTGCTGGGGTGGCTGTTGCGGCTATCGCTGCAATCGGTGGGGCCGCCGCCAGGATGGCCGCTGAATTTGAAACCAGCTTTGCCAAGATTGAAGGTTTGGTTGGGGTCTCTGGTCAGGCTCTGGGCAAGCTGGAGGAAGCGGCCCAGACCCTTGGCCCCCAGTTTGGCAAGTCAGCCAATGAAGCGGCAGATGCCCTGTTCTTCATTACATCAGCTGGTCTCAGGGGAGCCGCTGCCACTGAAGTTCTTGAAGCATCCCTGAAGGGTGCCGCTATTGGTTTGGGTGAAACCAAGACCATTGCTGACCTGGCCACTTCAGCTGTTAATGCTTATGGCCAGCAGAACCTGAATGGTGCCCAGGCTGTTGATGTTCTTACTGAAGCTGTCCGACTTGGAAAGCTGGAGCCTGCTGAACTTGCCCAGTCCATGGGTCAGGTTCTGCCTATCTCATCCAACCTTGGTGTGTCCTTCCAAGAAGTTGGAGCGGCCATGGCTGGTATGTCCAAGACGGGTACTGATGCCAGCACAGCCGCCACCCAGCTCAGACAAATTCTCAACACTATAGCCAAACCCACCAGTCAAGCTAATGAACAGCTTGCTTCCATGGGGATGTCTGCTGAAGGCCTGAGAAAGCAGATTAGGGAAGAAGGCCTGTTTGCCACCCTAGAAACTTTGACCACTGCCTTTGATGGGAACATTGAAGCCACCACCCAAGTGTTTGGAAACATTAGGGCCCTGTCTGGTGTCTTGGACTTGATGGGTGCATCAGTTGATGACAACCGTGAACTGTTCAGGCAGATGACTGATGATGTGGGTGTTCTTGATGAAGCCCTACAGGTCACTGAACAGACTGCTTCCTTCAAATTCAACAGGGCTATGGAAGGTGTGAAGGCTTCCCTGATTCCAGTGGGGACCACTCTGCTGGAAGTAGGGTCCCAACTGCTTGACGGGCTCATGCCCATCATTGATCAGATGGGTCCTGTCATGGAAGAAACCTTTGCCCTGATGGTGCCACCCCTGTTGGACCTGGTGGAAACCCTGCCAAAAGTGTTTGAAGGCTTTTCTCCACTGTTCCCAGTGTTGGGAGAAATCACAGCCTTAGTGCTTCAACTAGTGGAAAGTCTGCTTCCTCCCTTTGTGGCTTTCATGGAATTCCTGGCCCCCATTGTGACCTTCCTTGCTGAAGCCTTCACCACTCTGGTTCAGCCTTTGGTTGATCAGTTTGCCCCTGTCCTCCAAAGACTCTTTGAAGTGCTGACCCCCTTAGTGGAAAGCCTGTTCCCCATTCTGCTCATCCTGGTGGACGCTCTCCTAGAACCGTTTATGAACCTGCTTGAAGTCATCCTGCCGTTCATAGAGCTGGGGCTCATTGTGCTCACTGATGTGATTAATCAGTTTGTAGTGCCAGCTTTGGAAGTGTTTGCCCAGTTCCTAGACACTAGGCTCCCTGATGCTATTGCCTTCCTGTCAAGGCATGGTCTGGCCCCAGGGCTTCTAGCCTTTGGAGACTTTGCCGCTGACTATAAGAATGTAGCTAACGGCCTGGAAATCTTTGTGGCTGAAACCTTTAATAACATCATCGCTGCTGTTGAAGCTTCTGTCAGGTCTGTTGTCAGGGCCACCAAGAGCTTTGCCAATATCTTGAAGCGAAGCCCTGACCCTGCTTCTCGCCTTCTCGGCATGGCTCTTGACCAGCTCCCTGACCCTGAAAGCATTAATCTTCAAAGGGTTAAAGTCCCAGAAATGAAGTTCAGTTTCCCTGAAGTGGATGTCACTGGAATTACTGACTCGGCCAGGAGAACCATGGAAGCCATTGAGTCTCAAAGGTCAGCGACTGCTGGCATTGGGGTCCCTGAACAGATGGATGTGGCCGCGCGTATCCAGGCAGGCCTGTCCACCCCAGGACTTTTTCAGCGCAAAGGGATCACCGGCCTGTTTGGTGGGGACCTGCCCAGCCCTACTGTTCCCTTCCAAGCCTTTGCAAAGGGTGGCATAGTGACCCAGCCCACCTTTGGACTGATTGGTGAAGCAGGACCAGAAGCAGTCATTCCACTGAACCAGGCAGGCCGTATGGGCACCACTATCAATGTGACAGTTAATGCAGGCATGGGGACAGACGGTGGCCGCGTGGGTGAAGAAATTGTCAAACATATCAGGAGATATGAGCGCACCAGTGGCCCAGTGTTTGTGAGAGCCTGACCATGGTGAGTGTGGGTGTAGAGATTGGAACAGTCAGGGGCTTTGTCCTTGATGACCCAGTGGCAGGTGTCCTAGATGGAACTGAATATCCTTTGGGTGGTCTTAGCTTTGTGGATGTGTCCAATAAGGTTAGGACTCTTTCCATTGTCAGGGGAAAGAACAGGGACCTTGAAAGATATTCAGCAGGCTCTCTCAATGTGGTCTTCAAGAACCAGGACAGGTTCTTTGACCCAGTAGCAGGGACAGCCATTGACCCTATCCCATGGTCTCCCATTCGCTGCACGATGGATGGCACAGCTCAATTCACAGGGGTGGTAGAGGACTGGAACTTTGCCTATGACCCAGGTGGTGTGTCAGAAGCTCAGGTAATAGCCAAAGATGAATTCATAGAACTGGCTAGGAGAAACACTGTGTCTACTGGGTCAGCAGTGGAACAGTTGACTGGAGCTAGAGTCACAGCAGTCCTGGACCAGTTCACTGTTGAGTGGCCAGCAGATAAGAGAAACATTGACACAGGTGTCACCACTGTCACTGAACAGGCCTTCACTGGACAGAATGTTTTGGAATACCTGCAACTAGTGGAAGCCACTGAGCAGGGAAACCTGTTCATGGCTAAGAATGGGAACCTGACCTTCAGTGATCAGAACGATGCGGCCCCCAAGTCAGACAGTCTGGTCACCTTTGCTGATGATGGAACAGGCACCCCTTTCCACCAGGCTCTAGTGAACTATGGGTCTGAGCTCCTAGTCAACAGGGCTGTCATTGAAGCAGAGAATGGGACAGCCATAGCTAGTGATGAACTGTCCCAAGTGACCTACGGCATTCTGGAAGAAAGCTATTCAGTGCTGAACACCACCAGCACACAGTTGACCAGCCTTGCTGAATATGTAGTGGCCAAATTTGCCCAGCCTGAATACAGATTTGAAGGGCTCAGAGTCATACTGGATAACCTGTCCCCTGCTGACAAAGCCACAGTGTTAGGTCTAGAACTGTCCGATGTGGTGGAAGTGAAGTTCACCCCCAATAACATTGGTGACCCCATTGAAGGCTATTACCAAATTATCGGCATTGATAACAGTGTGGAAGTGGACACCCATGAAGTGACCTTCAATTTGGCTTCCCTGGAATTCGCGCCGCTAGTCCTTACTGATGCTGAATTCGGTAAACTGGACATATACCACTTGGCTTTCTAGGGGGAACTTTCTTGGCTGGAGCAGGCTTCAAAGACTTTACGGCTGGTGCCGTCCTGACGGCTGACCAGGTTGACACCTTCCTGATGCAACAAACCATAATGGTGTTTGACAGTGAAGCGGCCAGAGACAGTGCCCTTTCAGGGGTAGTGGCAGAAGGGATGCATACGTATCTTAAGGACACGAATTCCTTTGTCTACTACGAT